GAGGTGAGGTGAGGTGAGGTGAGGTGAGGTGAGGTGAGGTGAGGTGAGGTGAGGTGAGGTGAGGTGAGGTGAGGTGAGGTGAGGTGAGGTGAGGTGAGGTGAGGTGAGGTGAGGTGAGGTGAGGTGAGGTGAGGTGAGGTGAGGTGAGGTGAGGTGAGGTGAGGTGAGGTGAGGTGAGGGTGAGGTGAGGTGAGGTGAGGTGAGGTGAGGGTGAGGTGAGGTGAGGTGAGGTGAGGTGAGGTGGGAGGGGAGGGGGGGGGGGGAGGGGTGGGGTGGGGTGGTGGGGGAGAATACGCGAACGGAACGAAGGACCTTACAAAAAACATAATCGGGATTCGCTGCTAATGGTGGATGGATTTCGAAGATGACGCCGAAGCTGCGGGCGATCACCAATGCGAATCTGCTGTGGTTCGATCAGACGGAGGTCCTTGAGCGGTTTGTCTTTCAGGACGGGATCGCGAGGCGAATTGGAACGGACTTAAGTTTGGGGTTGGAGTACCGCCCGCGATTGAGTGACAACATGATTGTGGCGGGAGGTGTGTCAACTTGATTTCCCGGAGCCGGATTTGATGACTCGGGATGGTGTTCTTGATCCGCTGGCGGCGATGTCTGGCAGTTCAGGAAAGGCCAAAGCAATACGTAACTGAACGACAGATTTACATAAAAACCACTGAACGAAGAAATACGCATTGCTGCGCGCGCCCCACACCTAGCACGCATTCTGATTATTCCTTACACACATGACACCCAACAACGTATCCTTAACGCAACGTATCAATTCAATGACCCCCACCTGGTACACGGGGGGCTACATGGCAATTCCAAAAGGGGGGTGTTGTTGTTGGGCCTTGGAGTGTGGCCGATGTTCAATGCATAGACATTCACACTACCGCGCGTAGTGCGCCTGTACACACTGCCAGCAATGCACATACACATGCGCATGCACATACACATGCATGTATGATGCAATGAATGAAATGAGCAGGAATGGGAAGGGTGGGGTGCCGGGGCGTCTGCTATGCATCCGCCCCTTATTGTATGCATTGAGGATACGGTAATTTATTTGCTAGTGTTGCATTTATGTCACGCTTTTTCTATTGACATGGTTCGTGGCTTTTGTTATGTATATATACAATCGCTATGCGATAGCATAGGCGCGAAGCGCCTAATATGTTATACATAGTATATACAATACAACACAATACAACGCAGTACAACACAACACAACAACACAGGAGCATAATACAATGTCATTCGGCGCACCTGGGGTAACTGGTTATAGCGCGTTCTTTGATCCAACACTTGCTCGTCCTGGTAATGGCGCAGAAGTGAATTACAATGCAATGGCACGTTATGGTCGTGCCCGTACTGAAATGTGCATCTCGCAGCTACTTGCGAAAGGTGGCTTTCGTGGTATGCGTCGTGTTATACGTGTGTTGACTGGTGCTGCACCTGGTTCTGCTGCTGCTGAGTCATACACTCGTGTAGGTACTGCTGAGCAAGCATCTATTACTGGCATTGGTCCTGGTGGTTTGCGTAGTATGGAAACTGTTGCAGCTAATTCAGGCAATACTACGGCAGCACAAGAAACATACATCGAGAACCTAATTCTTGATGCACGTTTCAATCAAAACCCATCAAGCTATCCTGCTGATCTTAGCGGTGTTGGTGGTGGTGGGAAGCTAGGTGTATAATGCCACAAGGACGCTTCAATGAATACTCACCGCAAGAGCAAGCTGCTCTTGCGCGTGACATGCTGCAAAAGGCTGGTCGGCCTATTACAGCAAACAATTTGAATGCTGCAATGCTTGCATTGATGCGCAATGAGGAGTTGCCATCTAATAACATGGATGCAGCTATTGAACGCACTATGCAACCACGTAGACAACCTGCTAGACCACAAGCACCGGCACGTGATGTACGCATGCTTAATCAGGATGTTGATGCAGAGGCTGCATTGATGGATGGTGATGCAAACGCCGACGGTAATCGCTCAATGCGTGATGTGCGTGAGGCAGGTGCTGAGCCTGTAGCAGCGCAGCAACCCAGTGTTGAACCTGATCTTGCTGCTGAGTTTCCCGGTGGTGGTGGTAGTCATTCTAATGTTGGTGGTAATACTACAGTGATGCAAGCTATTGAGCGTATGCTACTGCCACTTGGTATTGCTGCAATGTTGCCGGGTATGGGCGGTGCTGGTGGTGCAGCACGTGCGGCTTCTAGTGTTGCAGAGCGTGTAATGCCTGCAACACGTGGTGGTGCTGAATATGTAGGGCGCGCACCATTTCAAGCCACACCGGGTCGTGTTGTTGATGTGCCACCTACTGCAATCACTGGACAAGCACAGCGTATGCTTACTGGTCCTCGTGGTGAGTTGCCAGCACCTACTGCGCCAGCTACACAAGCAGCAACACCACCGGCATCTGCACCAGCACAAGTTAGCAGTGCTAGGCAAGGACAAGCAGAGTTGCCGCGTCCTGATGCTGACTTGCGTCGGCGTATGATTGATCGTAACATGGAACGTTCATATCGTAATGCGCAGCGTACACGTGATGAACGTGCGGCAGGTAATACTGACAAAGGACGTAGAGAGCGTATTGAACGTGTGCCAGAAGGTGAAGCATCACCGCCGCGCAGACCTGGTGTTATTCGCTTACCACCTTCTCGTCGTCGTGTGTCAGAAACTGCTGGCAATCGTCGTGATACAATGCGTGATGAACAATAACTATGCGCCTACCTGATCCCAACGCGCCGCTTCTAATAGGTGATGGTGTAGCAGTAATGCCTGCTACACCATTCTCGCGTATTGAAGTACCTAGTAATTCAAAAGCACAGCGTTTGGTTGCGTCAACAAAACGCAAATTGGCTGATCTGCCCGCAATACCTGAGCATTTGAATACCTTCGCTGTGCTGTTAGTATATACTGCTAGTGGCCTTAGTGATAATGAAATTGCCATCACATTAGGTGCTACGCCATCACAGCTTGCTAAGATGCGTGATCATAAAGCGTACAAGCAGTTAGAGCAGCATATGGTTGAAGCTGTTGCTTCACAATCTAAGACAGAAGTTGCAGCAATTCTTGCAGACAAAGAAGTAAAAGCGGCAGAGAAGCTAGGTGATCTGATAGAAAGTGAGGATCATCGCATAGCATTACAAGCTGCGAATAGTATTCTTGATCGTCGTGGTCATACAGCAAAGCAACCAGTAGATCCTGCGCAGGAAATGCGCGCAACATTCCGCATTGAAGTCGTTGATAAACGCTATGATGCAATTCCTGTAATTGAAATGGAGACAGATAATGGCAATCGTATCTGACTTGAGCGGTAATGGTCATCCTGCACTAATAGGCGGCATTGATCAACGTCTTCAGTAGCCCAAATCGCCGTAATGCAGGTACACCAGTTGGGTCACTTGTACCGCAGTATTCTGGTGAACTTGTGCTAGACACCGTTGGCAATCAAATTTTCATGGGCAATGGCAGCACAAATGCTGACTGGTTGCCGGTGTTTGTGAGCATCTAATGCGTATTCGTCAAGGCACACCCAAGCGCCAAAACTTTACGCTTGTTTCACCAGGTCAGCTTGCGCCTCATTAACACTAACACGCGCACAAGTTTCGGGTGTTCAATCTAGTGCGATCAATGTTAGTGGTACAGGTTTGAATTTTTTTGGTGCAGATGTTCCTAGGTTTAATGGCCCTTCAAACCGATTGTTGATCGAGGATCAAGCTACAAACCTTATTACAGGAATGGCCGCGCCAAGCACGCAAAAGTATCTCGGTAAGTGCTGGCAGTCACGTTCTGACATTTTACGGCACTGGTTCGATTACACTTTCCGGTGCGGCTACTGGTACACTAACTGGAACTGGCGCCAATAATCGCGTCATGCTTGTTTTTACTGCCGCAACCGGAACACTTACCCTAACTGTGTCTGGAACAGTGACACGTGCGCAGCTAGAAACAGGCGGTTATGCATCGTCTTATGTTGAGCGTGTTGCCGGCGCAGCTACTCGTGGCGTAGACTTCGTGAGTGCACCCTTGTCATCGCTTGGCATTGCAACGAATGGCGCTTGCACGGTGCTTTTCCGTGGGCTATGCCCGGTTAATTTTTCGTTATTGACCGAAGGACAAGTAGCTTGCATTTCTGATGGTGGTTTTTCAAACTTCGCCCGACTTGTCATTACCGGCGCAGGCGGATCGGGGCAATTGGTACTTGCTCGCAGAACGGCTGGTGTTGACAACATTGCTGTTTTAGCTGGTGGTAGTAGACCTACAGGCTCGTTGTTTAATTGTGGGTGTCGTTTCATGGCACGGGTCGTGTGACGGGTGTGTGGAACGGGTCGGCGGTGAGTGAGGTGTTAAGTGCACCAACAAGCGGCTATACAACGCTAGATTTGTTTCATTTAAGAGGTATTTTGCCCTTGGTATGCGAGGCGCAGAAAGTAATCCTAATACCTCAAGCATTATCAGACGCAAACCTTCAAGCAGCAGTGAGTGGGTTGACATGAGCGAAATGTGCTAATTATTCACAGACATAGGAGGTGATCATGGATGCTGCTAGTGAAGAACATCTACAAGGTGTTCATCCTGATTTAGTCAAGGTGATGCGTGAAGCACGTAAGCGTGTGGCTTTTCGTGTGTACGAAGGGCTTCGCACCATTGAGGAGCAGCGTAAGTTCTTTCAACAAGGTGCAACAAAGATTGATCCTGACAATCCTAAGCATCCTAAAGGCAGACATCTAACAGGACATGCAGTGGACATTATACCGCTTGTGAATGGTAAAGGGCGGTTTGATTGGCCCTTGTATCATAAAGTAGCACCTGTGATTAAGCAAGTCGCAAAAGAGCTTGGTGTTGCTATTGTATGGGGTGGTGACTGGAAGAAGTTTCCAGACGGGCCACACTTTGAATTAGATAGAAACGTGTATCCATAAGGAGATAAGAGCATGTGGGTAGCTGTTGCTGGTGGACTGGTTCGCACATTTGGTGCGGCATTTGCTGGATGGCTTGTTGCTCAAGGTGGGATTGGTACAGGTGATGCACAAGCGATTGTTGGTGCGCTTGGAACTTTACTTGTTGCAGGTGCATCAGTTGCTGATAAGGTAAAACGAAAAGGAGAGAAGTGATGCCTCAAGCAGGGTTTGTACGCAAACATTCACGCAAAGAAAGAACGTATTGCTGCTGGTTCGGGTGAGAAGATGCGAAAGCCTGGTAGCAAAGGTGCGCCAACCAAAGCTGCCTTTGTTAAGTCTGCAAAGACTGCTGAAGAAAAAGTAGCAATGCGCAGCTACAAGGTCATATCGGGTGGTCATGCTGATCGCTTCCATCGTAGCCGTGCTAAAATACGGCTGTTTGCTGGCGGCTTTGCTAATGGCAAAACGACTGGCCTTGTAGCTGAAACATTAAAGATTGCTGTTGATTATCCCGGTGCTGCAATACTTATGGCACGTGCTACTTATCCTAAACTGAATAGCACACTACGCAGAGAGTTTATCAAGTGGTGTCCTGAAAGCTGGATTAAGTCATTCGACAAGTCACGTGAGAACACGTGCATATTGAAGAATGGTACGATCATTGATTTCAGATACATTGATCAGAGCAAGGATGAAGATGGTGAAGGCACTAGCAACTTATTATCTGCTAACTATGATTTCATTGTCATTGATCAGATTGACGATGTGCAAATATCGCATGAGGACTTTCTGAACCTACTAGGCCGCTTGCGTGGTAGTGCGGAATATGCTGGCGATGATGCAACAATGCCACGTACAGGGCCTAGGCAGATTATCATGTCATGCAATCCAACACTCAGGATGGCCTTACAAACATCTAGTGAAGCCATTGTATGATCTGCGTGATGGTCGCTACAATCCTGATCTGATCTGTGAAGTAGATGATGATGGTAGACCCGTGCTTGTTGATGGCAAGCCTATACCGCTTGTTGAATTGTTTGAAGCTAGTACGTATGAGAATGCACAGAACCTAGAGCGTGATTACATCAAGCTACTAGAGGCTACATACCGTGGAAAGATGCGTGATCGCTACTTGCTTGGTAAATGGGTAGCTTTTGAAGGTGTAGTGTACGACGAGTTTGATGACAGTACGCATGTTGTACCGCAAGAGCGTATGATGGAATACATCAGCAATCTGCGGCAGCAAGGCGTATGGCTCACGCTGCTAGAGGGTTATGACTTTGGGCTTGCATCGCCTAGCTGCTATTTGCTAGGCTTAGTTGATCCAGAAGGACACATACTCATACCAGATGGCTTTTATCAAGAGAACATGGGCATTAGACAGCAAGCGAATGAAATGAAGCGCTTGCGTTCACTACATCATCCCGAAGCTGTATGGAGTGCGCATGATCTATCACTGATGCGTTTGTATGCTGATCCTGCCATATTCCGCAAGACAAATGCTGGCAGAGATATGGTAGGCCCTAGTGTTGCTGAAATGTTTGCCAGCGAAAACATTATCATGTCACGCGGCAACAACAACATTATGAATGGCATTGTGAAAGTTAAGCAGTACCTAGCGCCACAACATACATTGCTTAATCCATTCACAGGATCATGGGGTAGTCCTAAGCTATTTGTAAGTGACAAGCTAACCTGGTTTCGTGAGGAGATTGCAGCGTATCGCTGGAAACGTAATCGCAAAGACGATGCGATTGATACGCCAGTAGATGCAAAGAACCATGCAATGGATGCGTTGAAATACATGGTATCTGAAGCAAGCTACACCTGCTAAGGTGCATGTAGAACGTCCACGTACGATACCAGATAGATTACGCCGTTGGCATGAACAAGATGTGCGTGAAGCTACAGCACGTGATCATAGATATAGGATGTGAAGCATGAGCGATACGAACCTGCCTAGCGGTGTTAAAGCACTGCTTGATGAAGAAGCGCCTATCCATGCTACGGTTGATCAAGGACCAATGTATAAGATTGATCCTGCTAGTAAAGTTGCTGTAAGTAAGAATTATGGCAAGCTGTGGAAAAGCCGTCTTGATGCTGCATTGTCTGCACGTAAAGTGCATGTAGATGCATGGGATGAAGCTATTCGTTACTACAATCACGATCAGCAATCACATCGTTCTAATTCATCTGAGGGTCGTAGTGGTAATCGCTACTTCTCTGCACGACGCAATTCGCAGTGGTCTGAGACTGAGAACCTTGTGTATGCTAACGTGCGCGCAATCATGCCCGCATTGTATGCTAAAAATCCACAAGCAGAGTTCACTGTGGTAGATGAAAACCGCAAGAAGTTTATCAAGCAGATTGAAAACCTAGTCAATGCGATTGCAGCGCGTAAGCATGATCCTGGCCTTAATCTAAAGATACATGCTAAGCAGGCTGTGTTGTCTGCTGAGTTGTGTAATCTTAGTTGGTTTGAGTTTGGCTACACTGAGCGTTCACAATCATTGCAGGGTCTGCAAGAACAGTTGCTAGATGCTGAGCAGCGGTTGCAGAACGCCAAAGACACAAATGAAATCCGTGTGATTGAAGGTGAGTTGATGGCTCTCGACGAGTCATTCGCATTCATCACACCTGCTGGACCGTTTGTAAAGTATCGTGCGCCGCACAGTGTAGTTGTTGACGCTGACTCTGTGATGCCAGATTTCAGTGATGCACGTCATATCTTCATTGAAGATATGTACCCTACATCATATCTCAACGCACGTTACGGCAAGAAGGGTGACAACGATCAGATACAAAGTTTGTACGAACCGACGCATGTACTGCTTGCAACAGACAAGAGCGAAGGTGATGTGCAAAACTTCAAGCTGTTTGAGACAGATGCAGAAGCACACGCATATGGCTACTCTGATAAATCAACATTGCAACGTGCGCACCGTACAAAGTGTTGGCGTATTTGGGATAAGATTACTAGGCGTGTGTACTTGTATGCTGATAACAAGTGGGATTGGCCTATTTGGGTTGAGAATGATCCATACGGCTTGCCAAACTTCTATCCGCTAGTACCATTGTTCTTTAATACAACGCCGCTTGGTGCATATTCACGCGGTCCTGTTACGTACTATCTCGATCAGCAAGATGCAGTGAATGAGATACATGACGAGTTTCGCAGGGCTAGGCAAGATATTCGAGAGAATGTGTTGTTTGACAATCGCTTTGCAAAAGAAACTGTGGAAGCGTGGTTGAAAGGATCATCTACATCAGCGCATGGTGTTGAAGTGCCTGATGGTCGTACACTGAAGGACATGGTTCTTGAAAAGCCCAATGCTATGCTGAAAGCGTTGCAGCTATTTGATCCGCAACGCGCATTGCAGGCTGTGGATCGTGTTAGTGGTGTAAGTGATGTGCTGCGTAATGCACAGTTTAAGACTAACACGACTAACCGTGCTATTGAGAATTACAATAGCAGCACTGCAATGCGACTAGATGAAAAGATTGACGCCATTGAAGATACACTTGGTGCTGTATTCTATGGTGTTGGTTTCTTGTGTGCGCAGTTTATGACCAAAGAAGAAGTGATGATGGTGCTTGGTGCGCAGCGTAGTGATGAATGGCAGAATTATGATGCGCAATCGCTACGTGCAATGTTTGGCTGTCAATCAGTTGGTGGCTCTGCACAGAAACCAACAAGTGCTGCGAAGAAACAGCAGGCAATCGAAATGGGTAAGCTGCTGTCACAGATGGCACAGTTTGCACCAAGCGTTGTGCTTGAAACAACGCTTACTATGTTTGAAGAAGCGTTTGATGAATTGGAATTGCCAGATGATTGGGCAGAGCGTATGAAGCAAGAGGCGCAAGCTTCATTGCAGAAAGGGCGCACTGACAATGCTGGCGGTCCAGGTGGCGGTGGTGATGGTCAACCTGCATTACAGCAGCTTGCAGCTATGATTGATGCACTACCGCCACAAGCGAAACAAGCGTTAGGCACTGCTCTAGCGCGTGGTGTACCAGTTGCAGAGGCATTGCCGGAAGTCCTGCGAATGGTTAGCAACAACAATCCGGCACAACAGCAAAGGACAGTACAATGAGTGGTTCAAAGATTGAAGATAAGATTGACTCAATGTTTGGCACAACGCCAGAGGGTGAGAGCAATGAGCAAGATACACAACAGACCACTGAAAATGAAGCAGCGGAAACTGCACAGTCAGATGATGAAGGTGCGCAACCTGCACAGCCATCGAATGATAGAAGCGCTGGCGGGCGCAGTGCGCAACAGCATGGCAAAGAACACAAGCAGGGAGGGCAAAACGCGCAAAGCGAACAACAGCCGCGCGGTCGTCTGCCTGCCAACAATGCCGGAGACTTGATTGACCCTGCATCGGGTGCTGTAATTGCTAAGGCAGGTAATGAGCGTCGCTTCTTTGAAGCAGCACGTACGTATCGTTCACAAGTTGATGTGCTTAACAATGATCTGCAACGCGCTAACGCTGAGGTGCAAGCGTATCGTGATGCAGCATCATTGCCACGCGAACTTGGCTTGAACAATACAGAAGTGTCTAATGCATTGCAATTCTTCAAGCACTGGAAAGATAATCCCGCTGAGGCGGTAAAAACTATCTTGACAGAGTTTAGGGCAATGGGCTATGCTACTGAGGAATTGGGTAGCACGGTTGACATGGCGGCTATCCGCCGCATGGTTGAGGAAACCGTATCCCCATTCAGACAAGACCGTGAAGCTGCTGCACGTGAAGTTGAAACAGCAGCGAATGTTGATAGAGAATTAAACGCGCTATACACGTCTATGCCGTGGGCGCGTAATCAGCAAGCAGAGATTATCTCACTGCTCGAAGCCGATCAGACCCTCACACTGCGTGAGGCAGCATTGCATGTGCAAGCATTTGCACTGCAACGTGGATTTGACCTGAATACATCTGTGCGAAATCAGATGCTATCAGCGCAAAACGGCAGACAACAACCGCAGCGTCCTAACAATGCGCGCATGTCTGCTCCACCCATGACCGGCGACGTGCCTAATGCACCGCGCCGTGCTGCCCCCGAAAACCATTCAGCATCATCGCGTGATATTGTCAAAACAGTCATGCGTGAAGCTGGTTTCAACGTAGATAACCTGTGAGGATCACATGATTAACAGTCAATTTGCAGCGGGTGGTACGCTTGATACTATGATCCACTCGATGCTTGATCGTTCTCGACGTAAGCTTATCATGGCTTCCATTAAGTCTAATGCACTTGTTGCATGGGCTATGGCGAATGATAAGGTTGAGTTGGAAAATGGTGGTGCTAACATCACTAATCCACTCACGCTTGGTCGTAACGGCAACATCGCATCGTATCAGTACTACGATGAAGTGCCTGTCAATGAGACTAGCGAGTTCACTACGATTGGCTATGGCTGGTCGCGTGTTGCTGGTACGTTGATTGTGTCTGATCAAGAGATTGATGAAAACACTGGTGAAGCTGCTCTGTTCAAAATCTTGACTGAGAAGCTTAACGTGTTGGAAATGTCAATCAAAGAGAAGTTTAGTGAGTATCTGTACGGTGCTGGCACTGGTACTGATCCTCTTGGACTTGCTGCTTTGATCCCTGATGATCCGACTACAGGAACACTTGGTGGTTTGTCACGTGCTAATGAGCAGCAATGGCGTACATCTGCGTATCAATTTGCTGGTGCGCTTGATCCTACGAACATTGAAGAAGCGATGGATGATATTCTGCTTGACTTGAAGCTGAAAAGCGACAAGCCAGATGTTATCATCGTTGGGCGTAACATCCTTCGCATGTATCGTCAAGCGGTGCGTGACAAGGTTATGATCACGCTTGATCAGTCTAGCAAGGGCAAGGGCATGTATGACCTTGGCTTTGAAGGCGTCACACATAACGGTATTCCAATGTTGTACGATGAAGATTGCGGTGTGAACCGTGCGTACTTTATCAACAGCACCTACCTTCGTGCGCACATTCTCAAAGGTGTGAATATGCGCACTAAGAACCTGGTTGCGCCGTGGACTGTGGATGCTATTGGTAAACGTGTTGTGTGGCAGGGTAACTTCTGTAACTGGAAGTGCTTCCGTACACACGCTGTCCTGCGCAACGGAACAACGGGGTAACATCATGGCACAACGTAGGTCAAAGCGTTTTCAGATTGAAGTAGTGCACAATAAGGAGCTGCTTCAAACTAAGTACACGCGCAACAAAGACAAAAATGTTGAAGAAATCGAAGATGAAGATGGCAACATGATTGCTAATCCAAACTTCGGTAAAAACTTCATTGAAGTCAAAGATGCGGAAATTGTGCCAGAAAGCTACATGGTGTATTTCCCTGCGGGTCATAGCGTATGGTTTCGCACCAAAGCTGATATGGCACGTGCTGGTATTGTTGAGAACGAAAACTTCGAGATTGATCTCAACACTGGCTTGCCAGTAGAGGTTGAACGTATGCTTGACTTGAAGCAGCATGTGATGAAAAACACACGCGAAGTTCGCGTGACTAATCGGAGGGCCTGACAAATGCCGCGTCGTATTCCTACCTTCTTTCCGCAACGTGTGCGTATGAATGTGCGTCGCAAGGCGTACACTTCTGGTATTGAAGGTGATGATCTGATCACCGCTGAGTTTGGCGCACCGCTTGCGGCAAACAATACAGCAATCCTCGCAGCGCAAAGCATTGCTTCTGCGGGCAATACCAGTACATTTGCTGCATACACTGCAAGTGAAGGGCAAATGGGTCGTTGGGGTCGTGGTGTTCGTGTTGTTGCATCTGGCGCTTCGACTGCATTGGTTACGATTACTGGTCGTGACTATCTTGGTCAGCGTATGCAAGAGGTGCTTACGCTCAATGGTACTACGCCTGTGCTTGGTTTCAAGGCGTTTCGTTACATTGATAACGTCGCATGGGCTGCCGGTGGTGCTGTCACACTTGATGTTGGCATCACTAACCTGTTTGGTTTGCCTGAAAAGGGCAAAGCTATAGTTAATGAAATCAAGAATGGTGCTGCCAGTGCTAATGCTGGTACGTTCGTTGCAGGTCTTGCCAATGCACTGACTTCTACTAGTACGAACGCAGATGTGCGCGGTACGTACCTGCCTGTGACTGTCATTCCTGACGGTACAAACACGTTTGAAGTTCGGTACATTGCCGATACTTCAAACCTACACGGTAATGCTCAGTTTGCTGCATAACGTGTAGCCTTTGCTGTAGCTGCTAACTTGGCCTGTCAGTGTTGATCACTGGCAGGCTCTTTTCAGCAAGGACTTTGTAATGGCATTTCTTTCATACACTGCCTTGGTTCAATCAACCATACGTGCCTTGCGCATGGTTGCTGGACCGAGTACACAACAATACGCAGAAGATGCTATTGGTGATAAAATCCGTGAAGTGTATGAGACTGTGCGCATGGAACGCTGGTGGGATCATCTAATGCGGTGGGAAGCGCACCAATTAGATGGAACCACCGGCAAAATCGTAGGCACTATTAGCAATGCCACGCAAGGTTGGCAAGATGTACAATATGTGTACTACGGCAACAATCCGCGTCCAATGGATCAGCTATCATCCATGGAAAATCCATATCGTATAACTGGTACTACACCGCGATACGTTGAACCATTGAACATTGTTGATGATCCTGAACGCAACAAGCTGTTTAGGGTCTGGCCACTCACTTCACTTACCACAGTTGATAAGCCAATACGCTTGCGTGTACGTAGTGATCCTGCTAATCTATTCACTACGCCATCAGTCATTGTGCCATTTGATGAATGGGTGTTAGTAAATGGTGCTGCATTTAAGTATTCTGCTACAGATGCTGCAAACGCTGCACAGACGGCAGAACATCAGGCAGCGTTTGAAACGCGTCTCACACAGATAATTCGTCGGTATGACTCTGCTGTTATTGTGCTTGATCCGCGCCGCACCAATCCCAATGGTGTTGATGAATGGTGGGAGCAACGCTGATGCAGCTAATACGTCCTAACCGCAATCCATCATTGCGCATCACTCGACAGATACCCAATGTTGAGAAGATACGTGTAAGAGAAGCTAGAGAGTTTAAGGGCGGGTTGAATACATTCGACACGCCTCTTAATCTATCAACGCGCTTTATTGTCGAATGCCGCAATCTATACCCTGATACTAATGGGCGACTACGCTTGCGGTATGGCACATCTGTGTTTGCAGACGTGACGGGTGTGCTTGATGAAATCATTGCTATGGAATACTACAATACAGCCATCATTGCTGTAGGTAAAAATGGCAAGATTGTCAGCATCAATGCTTCTGGCGTAGTCACATTACGATGGGACGCAACGATTGCAGACAACAGTGTTGCGCCTAGCGGCAATAACTCACCTACCGGCTGGTCAACCAATCTCACGTTTGTCAGCTTTACGCAGTTTGCTGGTGATCTAATCATTTGCAATGGCGTTGATAAGCCGCTGCGTATGCAGCCTAACTATGCTTGCACGTATCTGTACGATGCAGGTACTGGTAGCAACGTGAATGTGCCGATTGCCAAGTTTTGCGCCACATGCAATAACTACCTTATTCTTGCTAATACACCGACAGATAAAACTACGCTATACATCGGCATGAAAGCCGTTGCAGGCACGTTTGTCGGTGATCCAGGTGTGGACAATGATGCTGTTAATTTTGTCACAAACACGTATGTCAATCGTGGCAGTCCAGACATAACAGGGCTTGCAGCGTTTCGTGACACATTAGTTGTGTCGTTTAATGAAACCTTGCTGGCAATCAAGCTTGGTGTGTACAATGATGCTGCTAATCCAGTACACATTCCTGATGTAGAAGATGTAATCGAAAACTATGGTAGTGTTAGCCATCGCTGCCTTGTACCTCTTGGTGACGACATTCTACTGCTTGATCAAGCAGGCATGGCCGGGGTACAGCGCGCAGCATTGACTGCTAGATTGTCACCAACACGCGAAAGCACACTCATTGGTACAGATTTGCAGCAAGCCTTGGCACCATTCACTGCCGCACAGCTAGAACGTAATGTGTTTGCTATACATGATCGCATTGCGCAGCACATTTTGTTCTTCGTACCAAAGAGCAGTACTGTTACAACGACGACAGATAACAATGTATTTGTGTATTGCTTTGATCGTGCGCAAAAGTTCAATGCTTGGGCATACTTTGATCAAATGGCGTATCGCTGCGGTTGTCGTACAACAGAAGGGCGCATATTCCTTGCGCAAGGTGTGAAGGTATTCTTCTATCATAATCAGTACAATCCATTGTACAATGATTATGCAGTCGGCGGTACGCAACCATGGGATACAGGGCAGTTGTGGGATGATAACACAGGTTGGGAAGAATTATCAAACGCTGTAGGTGCGCCGATACCATATACATTTGCAACGCCTTGGTCAGACATGCGTGCTACGGGCCTATTGAAGTACTCAAAGTACGCATCAGTGTTGTGCGAAGGCAATGGTACATTCTCACTGCAAATGTTCATTGACGAGTTCTTGCAGCCAGAGTTGTCCATGCAGTTTCAAATGACTGAAATACCTGCGGGTATTGATGTAGCAGTTAGACCTGCAAATAACGCACAGCTATATGCATGGCCCGCTAAGTTTAACACAATGCGAATGCGTGTCACTGGCGAAAGCAATGCATACATAGCATTCGTTGCATTGCAAATGTATTACATCACTGGCTCCATCAGGAGATAACAATGGTCAGCAATATCAATCCTGGTTTTATCACAACGGCGCCAGTATCAAAGACTGGTATGGCTGCGCAGTTAGCATTTGCGCGTGATGAAATCTCAGCACTGCAAGCTAGTGTGGGGAACATTGGCGAGTACTTTACACAGGTAGGTACTGGTGCTGAACAGCGTACATGGGCTAACAAGGTTGCCGAATTGGGCTTGTATGCTGGTGACTTTGGTGCAGACTTCACAGGTGTAACGGATGCGCAAGCAGATTTGCAAAATCTGTTTAATGCTGCTGCATCGCAAGGCAAGATTGCTATTATACCTGACGGTGTGTTTCGTGTTAATTCTGCACTGACATTACCTGCTGCCGCTGCGGGTTTAATCATGCGTGGTAGGATTGTGTACTATGGCACAGGAACCGCATTGACCATTGGCAGCGCAAACAATTCATCGCGTGTTCAGTACAAATGGTTTGATGGCATTCATATTGAGCGCAACACTACGGCAGATTGGACTAGCGAGTCTGACATTGGATTGCTTGCGCGTAACTGCGATAACTGCTACCTCAATGTGCGCCGCGTCAAAGGCTTTACTATTGGTATGCGTACGCTAGGTGCTGCTGCTGGTAGCGGTAGCGGTCTTGCACATGGCTTTGAAGATAATCTGATATTTATTGGTCAGATTGTTGATTGCCGTTATGGGCTTGATGTACGCACTGATGGTCAGTTTTCATGGAACAATGCTAACAGGTACTTTGGTGGACACTTTGCAAACAGCAGCACCACAAATGTAACGCTGTCTCGCTTTGGTGTGCGGTTCTCTCGTGCTGACATTCTAAGCTATAATTTGCACAATCAGCATGTGTTCTATGGCCCATCGTTTGAATTGCAGCGCCGTAATGGTGACGGCACTAATTACCGCGATGCAATTCCATTTCTAGTAGAAGTGACTGCACGTGGCATTGTATCACATGACATGCGTATGGAAGCATGTACTAATTTCACAGCACGACACACAGCCAATGCGCAAGATTGCTTCTATGATGTAGCCTATGTTGGATCATGGGGCTACAATCTAAGTGTTGACTACGACGCAGCAGTTACTCGTGCTGGCGGTATTGTGCGTGTAATGCACCAGATGGGTGGTGTTGAAGAAACACAGCGTTTGATTGTTGACATACCATCTGCACGTGAAGCTGTGTATTTTGATGAAGAAATTGAAGCCAATGGCAAAGCTTTTGAGAAGCTTGCTATACTTGCAGGTACTGCCGCAGGCAGCACATTAGATGCAATGGTGCTGACTGGTGGGCGTGATAGCTTTGAACTGACTACTAATGACGTAGGCATCAATGGCGCATACGCTGTAGGCTTTATTGTAGATTGTTCATCCTGCAAAGAGTTTTCTCTAGCAATAGGCGGTAGTAATCTGCAAATGGTTGTTGCGCAGTGGGATGGCTCACAGAATGAGTTGGGCAGTCTTGTACCTGTACGCTTTGCAGGCATAAGTTGCATATACGATGCAACCGCGCGTTGGTGGGCAGCGGGTACTAACTTCGATGCGACAACGCCTGTAACGAATGAGGCCGCACAGAAGTACTATGAACATCAGCGCATCACACTTCATCCTAATGCACAGTTTGCATTCATTGGTGTGCTTGGTGAGGGCGCGTCGCCAATCACTGGCAGGCTTAAAGCATTGCGCTTGTATGTTCCTGCACGTGCGCAGACACCACGCATCTTGTACGGCGGTCAATACAAGTGGGGATCACGTGTAAAAGAGTTTCTGATTAACTATCCTAGCGGCATATCACAAGGACCAAACAGCTATAGTGTCGTGACACACACTGTAGCAGGAATGCGTCAAGGTGATCAAGTGCAAGTGTCGTATGATCCCGGCACAGGCTTTCATAATGGTGGGCTTATACTTCATGCATTGCCAGGTATGGGTACTGGATCAAGTAACACACTTGCAGTCGTACAGCAAAACATAAGCGCAGGAACAATCAATTCTGCTGCTGGCAATCTATTTGTACGTTGGACACGTAGGAGCGCATGATATGGATAATCTCACTTTCATCAATCGCATTGCTGAAAGTAGCCCTGTAATCATTGCAATCATGCTTGCAGGTTATATTGCTTGCTGGCATGTGATGCAGTCACTTCTGCGCAGGTTAGACAGAAAGGATGCGCAGTTACTTGAATTAAACAATGAAATGTTGACTGCTGTAGCGGCAGTTACTAAGGCAGTAGAGCGTTTGACTGACTCCATATTGTACCGCAACGCTAGAATGACGCGAAATAATGATGAAGAATTGTGAGAAAAGGGCTTGACAAGTTAGGATTTCGGGCTATAATAGCCCAAAAGGGCTTGGGCAGCTAGTATGTCAATACGTATCCGCACTTACAAGCATAGCAATGACTACTCACACGTGCTGACACTAGCTGCTGCAATGCATAATGAGAGTAAATACACACATAAACCGTTCATGCGTGATGCTGTGTATGAGTTTTTGGAGCGAATTGATAATACCACGCTGATTGGATACGTTGCAGAGCACAATCAGCGTGGTATTGTTGGGTTTATATGCGTAACACAGATGCCATACATCTTTACTGATGGCTTCTTTGTACATGACCTGGCATTTTATGTAGTGCCAGAGATGCGTCACACATTAGCCTTTGCTGCATTGCTACGTGCTGTCGAAGATTACGCTAAAAGTGCTGGCGCAGATGCTGTAATGTTGGGCATTACGGCTCCACACGATGTTTCTCGTACGGCTCGTGCTTATACTAAGCGCGGCTATCAAACATTTGGTGTATTCATGCGCAAGGAGATAGGACAATGAGTTTTGGCGGCGGATATAAACCACCACCCGACAATTCGCTACAGTTGCAGCGCGAACAGTTTGCACGTGAAGATGCAAACCGTACTGCGGAACGGCAGCGGCAAGAAGAAGAAACAGCACGGCGACGTGGCGAGTTTAATACCGCACGTACTAATGCTGAAACTGCATTTCGTACACGCGCAGGTGCGCGTTTAACTGCACGTGGGCTTGATCCTGCACAGTATGGTAATCTAATTGATGCAGCCATTACTGGTGGTAGAAATGCAACGCCTGATCTTGATACAAACCCTGCGCAGTACTTTACAGACTCATTGCTTGACAATGCTGTAAGCCGTGCTGAGTCTGATCGTCGTGCAAACTTCACGCAACAAACAAACCGTGCGTTTGCTAATAATTTTGAGCGTGGATTGTTTCAAGATACTGCGGATGATCCATTCATTGATGCAATACTTGGTACGCAGCGTGGTGAAGCTGTACGTGCGCTTGATCTTGCGAAGGGTCGTGGCAGTCTTGATCAAACAGGCTATGATGCTGCACTTGCAAGGCTTGGGCAGATGGAACAAGCAGGACGAAGCACAGCAAATAATCTAGGTGGCGCAGTATTACAAGGCTATCGCACTCGTGTGCGTGATGTTGGTAATCGTGCTAGAGAAGCTGCGGGATCATACAGCCTAGGTAGTGATTTCAACCTTGGTGGTTATCAGAGTGAATTGTCTGATCTGACTGGTAACTTGCGTAGGTCACTAGAGGGCGATATTAACGCTGCATTGGCAGGAAAACAATTCTTTGATCTTGGCGATATATTAACACGCGGTGGTAGTGCGCAAGGCCCTGTCAATCCTGTGACATTACCGGGATACATGGCTGAACGTGAACGTGTTCGCAATGCTGAACGCGGCGTTGGCGGTGGTGGAACATTCTAATAGGAGTGTAGCATGGATCCTTTTACCATAGCAATGCTGCTTTCTGCTGGATCAAGTGCAGCAGGAGTTGGTTTGGGCGCTTTACAGGCTGGGCAGGCACAACGAGCCGCTAATGTGCAGAATGATCTTGCAATGCGGCAATTCTACATCAATCGTCGCATTGCACAACAGCAAGAAGAAATGGCTCGTGCAGGCACACGTAATGCTCGTGGTGATGTTACTGAGTATGTTCCTGGTGTTGGTTGGGTAGAACGCCAAGTGCTGTAACACAAGGCATGATTGCTGCATCTGACCAAGAACAGCGTCAACGACTCACACAAGATATGCCACGTGCGCGTATGCTACGTGAAGCTAATTTCGGCAGGCAATTAGCAGAAGGTAATATGGCTGATAGTATTCTATCAGGCATAAATACAGGTTCGCAAAGCGTTGAAGATTTGCGAGGAGCGTTGATCCGTGCGGGAGCAGCTAAAGCTACTGGTGGTGCTGATGATATGCGTAAGCGTATCGGTCTTGTATCACTTCGCAGTGGTACTGGCGGTCAAGAGGCACTTGCTAGACTAGGCCGCAATGGGCTTGCTGATACACGTACAGCGATTGCAGAAGCTGATCTTGAAGCGCCTAGTGAGTATGTAGCACGTCGCGGTGCGCGTGTTAATTCACGTCTAAATCAATATGGCGCACTTGCTGCACGTTCATCTGCACCAGAAGGTACACCGTTCACTCCTACTGTGCTAGATGAAAAGCTAAGCGATACGCTGCGTAGCCGTGCTAATATGGCACCGCAAGCATTGGGTAGTGCAATGAGTCTTGAGGGTCCGGCAATTCGGTTTGCTGAAAACCGTACGCCAGTGGCGCTTGATAGCATTGGACAGTATCTGCAAGGACTTACTCGCATGGCTGAGCGTGAAGGTTGGCGTAATCGTGGCGCATACAACAACAATCCTTCATCGCTATCATTCAGCAATGTCAATCGCCCTGTGTCATACAATGAAGCGTGGGCGTCTAGTAACTATCTCCAGTAACTGTCTAATGTGAGGCTGAAACAATGGCACGATATAGTCTGACAGTAGTTAGGCCAACACGCATTGGTCGTGTAAGTGCGCCGGGTTCGGATGAATTGCGTAGTGCGATGGCTGGTGAACAGGCTATGGCACAGGCCATGTTGCAGCCTGGGGCTAGTCAAGTCATAGGACACCGCTTCCTTGCTGAGCAGAAAGCACTAGATGCTAAGCGTGATTACACATTAGCAACGGAGCAGCATGATCAAACACTTGCTGACATGCGTGAAGAGGATCGTCGTCGTGCGTTAGAGGATCAGGCAACACGCAATCGTCATGCATTGATTACCGCAGGTATTAACAATCCTGCGGGTATGTCAGCTTCTGCTGCGCCAGAAGTAGAAGGATTGATTGACCCTGCGGCACGTGACTTGTATCGCAGCTTGTTGCGTGAGAATGTTGCTGCTGCGGGTCGCAGATATTCATTGCGTCCAGAGGGAAGTGGTGAGGTTAGCCCAAATGTACAAGCAAACATTGATCAGCGCAATGCTGCGTTAATTGAGCGTTCTATCAACGCTGCAAGGACTGATTTGACACGTCGAGAGTCTGCTATCATGGCAGATGCTGCTCGTAGATTGCAGACAGAGTTTAATCAAGCGCGCAGACAAGCAATCATTCAAGAGCGTGATACTGCTATTGCTAGTGCAAGACAGCGCGCTAATGATTTGATTACTGGTCTTGAAGCACAGCGTCGTGGTGGTGGCCGGGGTAATGTTGATGCATCACCACAGGGTAATGCACAAGCATCTGCACCACCTACACAGGAGCAAACTGCGACACTAGATAATGCACAATCATCTATAAGAGAATTACGCTTACAGCAAGCGCGCGAAGCATTGGCACGTGGCGCACCTAGGTCACAGGTTGAACAAGTGCTTAGACAACAAGGCATTGATCCAGGAGCATTGTAATGTCTGGAACAGATAATCCATTTGCAGCACTTATACCAGAACAGCCTGACAATCCTTTTGCAGCAATCACACCAGCAAGACGTGTAACTAGCGGTGGGATCATTCGCAATATTCCAGGTATGAGCATTGCAATGGATGTTGCGCGAGGCTTCACTGGTGCTGTGCCTGACATTGCAGGGCTTACTGGCTATCTAAGCGGTAGTGAGGGGCTAACTGATTGGAGCAGACGTGCTAATACATTCCTTGATCAAAACATAGCACCACGTGCTGAGTTTAAGGATGATCCTGCTCGTGCACTCATTCAAACTGCTGGACCAGCATTGATACCGCTTGGCGGTCCTGTAGCTACTACTGCAAGCACGGCTAATCGCATTGTACGTATGTTACCAACAGGGCTACAACAAACCCCTGGTGTAGCTGGTACGATTGGTGGTGTTGTACGTGCTGGTGAGATCGCGTTACCTGGCTCAGCACCATACACTGCTGGTAACATTGCGCTCAATGCTGCTGCCGGTGCGGGCTTATCTTACGGTGCTGAAAAATTAGCTGATGCTGCTGAGGAAGCACGTCTTGCGCGCATCAATCCGCCACAGACAACATCAGTCGTTGCACCAGAAGTTGTAGATAACCCATTTGCAGAGATTAAGCATTGGACAGAAACTGCACAAGATGTGCTACCGTGGGTAGTTGGTGGGCTATCAATACTTAGTGTTGGCGCGGCAATGCGTTATCAACAACGGTTTGCACAGCGACAGCTTGATGCAGCTAACCCAACAGCACTAACACAGCCCGGTACACCTGACGCTATGCGGCCTATGACGGGTGTGATCGAGGGCATTGAAAATGGTTTATTCAATCAGTACACTGTATTGAATAATCGCATTGATGAGCGTGTGCGTGATGGGGTTATCACTCGACAAGAAGGTGATAACATCATGGGTACAGTAATAACACATGCCAATGAAGCTGTCAATAGCGATGTGCTGCGTGAAGTGTGGGACACTGGTTTATTCCCTGGTGGTACTAAGACAATTCCACCTAGTGAAGTTGCCTATCGTGCGTCATTGCTGCGTGGTCAGAATGTTGATCAGGTATCAAAGCGTGATGATTTCACACGCTTCAATGATATGCTTGCAGCAATGGATGAATTAGATGTACGCAAGGATAATCGTAATCGTGGAGTGTGGCGTACCGATCCTGTAACTGGTAAGCAAGTTAAAGGTGAACCACGTAGGTCTGCGCTTTCAGATAGAGATGATGCAACACTTGAAGGAATAGTTGCAGAAGGTAGACGTTCGCCACAGATAGCAAAACTTGTGGATGAATACCGTCAGATTAACAATGCATTGCTAGACTACGGGCATAAGATGGGCATATGGTCAGCGAAGGAAGTTGCTGACATGCGCGCTAAGAACCCTAATTACATGCATCGTATGATTGCTGATCTAGTACTAGAACGCAATCAGCGCGCAGGGCTTAGCCCTATTGTGTCAGCGATGGAAGGTAACTCACCGCTTACCAATCGTAATCGTGCAGAGAATGCTGGACCTGATCGTTACCAAGATGCTATGATGAATATGCAGGATGGCATCGGTCAGACATTAGACTTCATTCGTCGCAATGAAGCATTGAAAAGTGTTGCTAATAACCTGTCAAGCACGTTTCCTAGCGGTGGTGCTAAGCCGCTTAGCGGCATTGGTCGTGTGTTAGTTGATCGCCCCGGTGTAAAGACTGATCCTGCATATGTGCCTGTACCGTTTCGTGATCACAATGGCACACGATACATACTAGAACTTGATCCGACAATCAGCCAAGGCTTGTTGCCATACCCACGCGCATTCATGCCTATTGCTAATGCAGCACGTATGCTTGAGCAGAAAATGACAACAGGGCCTATCGGCTTTCTGCTTGGTAACTTGCAAGCGCCCGCATCTATGGCTATGGGTGCGGTTGCTGCGCTTATTAGTGCGCCATCGAACATGCGCATTGGCATATTGGATAAGTGGATACAGAACAGCACAGGCATTAGCCCGCGTAAGCTTGGCATCGTTGATCCCACATTCTTTGCGCAGGTACTAGCTGCGCCATTGCGTGATCTGTGGGATTTGCGCGGTCAAGTACTTGGCAATGCCATTCAGCGTTCACTAGACAAGAACGGCTTCATTGCTAATCAGCTAGGACCAGTACGCGCACAAGCTATGGCTGACGCATTTAAGCGTAGCTATGAAGCTAGTGATCTGCATAGGATGAAAAGCGAGGGGTTGATTGCGCAGGGCTTGTCCTATGCTATGGAAGGACAAGGGCTGACGGGCTTTGCTGCGCAGATGAAGAACCTTGCGCAGAATAATCCTGAATATGCAAAGGTAATGAATTATGGTGGGTTTGCGCCTGATATAACTAAAGTACGTACGCTAGAACAATTCCGTGAATGGGCGGCGGTAAAGGGCGCACGTATAACGCCAATCACAATGCGCAAAATCTGGCAAAGCTACTCTAAGTTTCTCGATCTAGTAGCTAATGCGCCACAGAGCGCTATGTATCGTGCAAATAAAGGCACCAATGAGCGTGGTGTAATCGGTTATGCTCGCTCAGTGACAGGTGATCCGTCACAATACGGCAGCTATCGTGTTGTGCAAGGCATTTTGTCCATGATACCGTACGGTAACATCATGGTGCAAGGTGCGCATCAACCTGTGAAGGCATTTAAGCGAGAACCTGCATCGTTTGCTGTGCGCACTGCAATGTTTGCTACGATGGCAAGCACTGCAATGCTGCAATCCGCAGTTGATGCTGATGAACGTGCAGTTGCTGAGGGCAAACCGCCTAAATCAGTAGCACACATGCTGACACGTGATAGTCGTGATGCGGCTGGTGCGTTTCGTTTCTACTGGAACAGTGATGATCCTGAAAGTAGCATTCGTGTGCCTATCGAACAAGCATTTGCACCGTTCTTTAGTGCCGTATTAGGCTCAATTCAGGCAGGATTTGATGTAGATAATCCAGACTTCTTCACCGAACGCTATGCACCGCTGCGTGATAGCCTGCATAGGCTCATTGAAGATGGCAATGATCAACGTATGCGCGCATCATTTGGCTTAGCTGGTGCTGATGTGCCGATGCTTGGCGCAGTTGATGCAGCGTCACGGCTAATCACTGGCAGCACAGTAGAAAATGCTATGTCATTTGCTACTGGCCCACGTATTGCTCCTGATCGCAGCGCTAAATCACTTGATCGCATGATGATGAACAATGATGTAAGTGATAGATACACTGCAACAGTATTGCAGACTGCAATGGGTTATGGGGGCGAGTCATTGCTGGACCTATGGCGCACATTTGGTATTGTGCAACGTACTGAGGGGACTGCGGCTGCTGCAAAAGCAACGCTTGGGCAGTACGGTGCAAACATTACTGGTGGTGCGCGCATCGTAGGTCCAGCAATGTTCGGCCAAGAGCGCAGGATGCGCAGCAATGACGTTGTTGGTGAAACAATCCTAGCTATGGAGCAGAAGTTAGATACTATCACGCGCAATCTTGGGCAGATACGTGGTGGAGAAGGCACGATTGGGCCTTCAACACGCTTGCGTGAACCGGAGTTTGGTGGTGGTCGTGCAGGTGTGCCAGAAGATATGCAGCCAGTGCTGCTACAGCTTGCACAATTCAATTCACAGATTAGCAAGATACAGCAGCAACGCAAGGATAAGCTAGAAGAATTGCGCACGTTGAATAGTTCGCCAATCCTTCGTGCCAATCCTAGCGAGTTGCGTACTAGGACTAATCAGGCAGCGCAAGAAGTGCGTGAGATAAATGCACAGATATATCAGGCTATGCTGAGTATAGAAGCTGATCTATCTGATGATACAGGGCGGCGTGTGCGCATCGCTGACATTGATCCAATGAAGGGCCTTGATCAGTTTCCGCGCATACATCGTTAAACATCAGTCAGCTTCTCAAGCATCAGTGAATTAAGGTTGCGCGCTAGTATTCGGTTAGTAGCGCGCCACACTGTCTTGCGTCTGCCCTGTGTTGCTACGTCAAAGCGTTGTACCATTTCCATCTCATGCATGATGGCTAAGGCATACTCTAACTCACGTGTCTTTAGATGCCTGCGTGTCTTGAATAGTACTTCGCTCTGACCAATACCCAATTCACCTGCCTCAAGTAGCACAGTGCGCAGCTTGTCTATGCCATTAGTCATGCGCATAGCTTCTTTGTTTGCACCAAACAAGTCTGCTGCTGCAACCTTGTTGTGCTGAATGATCTTAATAGCATGATTGATGTGATGTGCATCAATCATCCAGCTTTCGTCATTAGCACTAAGTAACGCTGCTAAGCGCAGTATGTGATGATCTTCTCTAGCTTCAAATGATGCAATGAACGGATCATTCGCATCACCGTCACGACGTTGCTCATACCAGCGCACAAATCTCGCTTTGGCATTTTCAGTTAGATTGATACCACGCTTTGACCAATTCTCTGCCTGTGTACGCAGTGATCGTAGCTGTTCAGCTAATGCATCAGCATTGCTGCCTTGTTCCTCTGGCCATGCCACAAGCCTCTTGCGCTTCTCTTCAATGATGAATAGGCAACGACTGGTAAAACCGCCTTCAATCACATCAGGATTGATTGCGCGCACCAACCAGCTAGGTGTGGATGCTGCGGCAAAGGTTAGATACACGTTGCGAACGCTTGTCTTATCAGTTGACATGCGACTGTATTCGCGTAATTCAGGGCAGTCATACAAGTCAGTTAGCATACCGGGCATTGCAATGGCATATTGCTCTTTGCCTAGGAATGTAACTAACTCACTGACAAGTATAGCACATGATGCATCATCATGTGCCTGTGTATGCAATGCTAACTGTTCGCGCAATTTCTCTGGTGTGATGTTTCCTGTTACTGTAACGCTGTCATTGTGAAATCCTGCTGCACGGAACACACGTTCACACATGCGAATAGCTGTTGACTTGCGTGTGGTTCCAGCTTCTGCGCATAGTACAATGTACAGGTTCAAGAACACTGGTGCATTAGGCCGCCGCACAATCATGCGACGACCAATGGCATTGCTGATTAGCCACATACCACACCAGAAGTCATATCCTACTGGTGTTTCTAGTGGACTCATGTACTGCAAATACTTATCCAGAAACGTGCCTTCTTTTACGGCTTCACGATACATTTTGTTTGTCTCCGCCGATTGCACAAACTGTGTGCCAGTTGTAGATTGTTGAACCTATTTGTACCGCCTAATGCTACGGGTATGATGTGATCTATATTAGCATCTTCGTACTCCATAGCATTACCACATAGTGCGCAGTCACCGCCTTGCGCTGCATATAGCTTTGCTTTGATGCTTCTGCGTTCACTAGCTTTGATGTATCGTGTGCCTTGTTTGCTGCTTGGCGATCTCTTAGGCATCGAATTTCAGCTTCTTCATATTAGACCAGCGATGTACACCATATTCATCTGGCACACTTACTTTGAAGTCTGCGGGGATGATCAATGGCTCACCATGGATGATCAATGGACTCTCAGCATACTTACGCATAACCTTTGCAACACGTTGCACATCACGTTCGCGGCACATAGCAGTGAGACTGTCATGGTTATTGAATGGTATTCTTGCATAGCGTGGCCATTCATCATCTTCTTGTGCTTTGTATTGTACACTGCATACAAAGTCGCCAAGCGTTGACTGCGGCTTGAATGCGATGATGCTATCCATCAAGTCCTCGTCAATGCGGCTACCTGGAAACTCCATGCGCCTTCCTAAGCATGTCCACAATTCACGATGCTTGTACACTTCATCAATGATAACCTTCCACCATATCTTTAACTCTGGTGTTGCGCGATGGTAAGCTGCGTATGCAAGCTCAGCATCCCTAATGGACAGTCCTGTTGTTGCTGCAAGTCTTGCAGCTTGCATTCTGTAGTTAAGTCCGTGTCTGCATCTTTTGCTGATTGCTCGAAGGCTGAGAGACCCAACGGGATGCTCTGCTGTTGCATTTGTACTATCGTAGTAATCGAACTTTGGGACACTATCATACGGCACTTTGAACATTTCACTTGCCAATGCAATGTGAGCATCGTACGATCCTGGGTTGAGTCTTGCACGTTCAAACTGCTCCTTCCATTTGTCAATCTTCGCTTCCCAACCTACGATGCGCGCCTCTGCTTGTGCGCCGTCGAAGTACACATAGGCAAGGCTTTCTTCTTTCATGCGCTTGATGCCGTTCATACATCACCCCTTTTGCATAACTCGTTCACAAGCTTGGCATAGTAATCTTCTAACCACATAATGTTAGGATTACCATGCTGTTTGCTCAGTGCGATTAGCCGATCCCAATGCTGATTAAGTCCTGCGATTGCTTCTTCAATAGCAGCACTACTCATGCATATGGGATCAGGCATACGAAGTCCTGGGATCATGGCAATGCTCGTACATACTCTAGCATCTGCTCGTAGGTCATGCTTTTATATGCAGGTGATTTGCACATGAACGTAAGCATACCATCTTCTGCCGTATCGCGTGTGCGGCTGCGCGCTTTGATCTTCTTCCAATGTGTCTCCACATCTAGTGCGCGTTCGCTTTGCACTGTGTACGGTACAATCTGAGTCACAGCTTGCTTAGTCATCGAACATCATCCTATCTGCTATGAACATGCCTCTCAGCATTTCAGGTTGATTTTGAAGGTTCATGCCGCTGCCCCACAATGTCTGACTGCTAGACAAACGGCCAGGAACATACTGTGTTCCGTATTGTTTGTAATCACTACGCATACGATTGTCAGGATCAATCTCTGCTGTGATGTACGTGCTATACAGTTTATGCTGCTCCTTGTATCTATTGAGTAGGATCAGCATACGTCTAGCTGCATCGCTAGTACGTGGGTTTTCAATCATTGCTAGACGATTAGCTTCATCAGTGCTTGCTGTCTTACCAGTAAGCCTTAGCTGCTCAAAGAACAGCTTAGCAAGTTGTTGTGGTGAGTTTGGATTTGGATTGATTGTATCGTCACCAGTAGCCTCACGTGCTGCTGCAACAAACTCTGCACTTAGTTGATCAACACGCGTACCAAACTCCATTTCTAGCTGCTTACGCATGTTCACATCTACACGATTGCCGAGTACTGTAGCAGCAATTAGATGTGGCTGTAGCCGCATGACATGCTCACGATAAAACTTCCATAGCTTCTGAGACTCTAACTCTTTCTCGATGCGTCGTGCGACTTCCCAAGTAATGCAAACATCCTTGACGTTGTACTCCCAGAAGCTTGCAATGTTACCGCCTTCTTTCCAGTCACTCTTCTCATTCTTATAGAATGGATGTGTGGTATATTGTGCAGTGAGAAAGCCAAGATTGTGTGGCCATGTGGGATGCAGCGTATGATGTGCAAGTAATGTGTCAATCCACAACGGCTTTGCCTTGATACGATCTTTATACCAAAGCCACGCACTATCGAAGCATCCATTCTGCGCCACAAGTTGTACGCTTGCATGGCGGAGGACACGCTGTATTGCCCGTCTAACCTGTGTCTCCTCAACCACTGACCAACGATTGTTTGACAAGCCTCTGAAGTTAATACACATGCCTTCATTAGCGTTGTTTGCAAAGCCGACACACGCGGTTTCATTGGCGATCACCTCTATGTCAAACGATACTGGTTTGCCTTCTTGTATCATACGATCACACCACTGTATTGCATCACGTGGTGATGGATCGTAGATAGGCGTGACACTATGTTCACGCCACACACCCCGCCGAACCATATCTAACTTGCTAATATCAAGTCTAAAGATAGGTTCTAGTGAAGGCTTTCGCATGATGTTTGCAGGATTGTGTGCAATGATAAAGTCACGTTCTCCATCACCAACCACACTACCGCGCCATTGATCAATACCGGACTGCCCAACAATCGCTTGCAATGCAATGTCTCCAAGCACGAGTATGTGCTTGAGGTTGGGTAGTTGTGACAATTCCCATTGGAGTAGTGCGTTCCAGTGTGCCAATTCCCCACGTGCTATTCCTTTCTTATCACCGCCTCTGGTATCTACTAGCTGTCGCTTCACTACATTAGTGATGTAGAAGTGTTGACGATGTAAGCCAAAGCCTTTCATCACATCCCATAGGAACCTGCCTGATCCACCTACTAGCGGTGTTTTCAGTTGTGTTTCCCTAAACCCAGGTGCTTCACAAACGATAGCAATAGTACTACTGAAGTTACCGTCAGCAAGACAATCCGTAGTAAGTTGCGCAGCTTGTGCTTTACGCATAAACTCACGGTTCAGTTCTCCTATAGACTCAACCATATGCTCACAATCTCCTTCACCTGTTCACGGAAATGTGTCGTGCTACCATTGTTTGACATTTCAATGGTACGCACATTTGGCAATTCAATGTAACCACGACTGTCGCCTGCAAATGTTTTGCCTTCTCGATGCAGGCGTACTAGCAATACATTGCTGAGGCCAAAGTAGGGTAGTAACGGTGCTGCTTCATAGTCAAACCCACTGTCACTGCATACAAATATCTTGCTTGGCGATTTCTGTATCTCACGCAGCGCAAGTTTGCCAAACACACGCATACCAAACTTGTCTTTGGCCCAATACTCAGACATGCTGATCTGTACATCTACATAACTGTTGCCAAACAACAATTCATCTGGCTCAGTTTTCTTAGCTTCGAGATACGAAACCTGTGCATCTGTGAGATTGAAGAACGCTTTAATGCCATCCTTCAATGGGCGGCTCATTTTGAACCGCATTGTGTCAGGGAACATGGACCATACATGATCAGCAGCAGTATCTTTGCCACTGTGCCTAGGGCCATTGAACAGTATCAGCTTTTGGCTGGTCAATCCATGTAGCATATCACTCTCCAAAGATGCGGGGTTCTTTGATTGTCACTGACAGGGCTAAGCCCTTTGTATCTGCAATCATTGTGACATGCTCACGCGCACGTGTGATTGCAGTGTACAGGTTCTTACGATTAAGCAGCGTGTGATGTGACTTATTGATCACATAAATCACATGCTTGTACTCGCTGCCCTGTGCTTTGTGCGTAGTCAATGCATACGCAAGATACAAGTCATTTTGTGGATAGCCAATGCGTACCTGATTGTCCACCACAGTTTGTACCGCAGGTGGGATAGCGCATGTACGATCTTCGAAGTCAACGACAATCTCATGCAGGTCAGTGATTTCGATAACCTTACCTACCTCACCATTGAATACGCCATTAGTACCGTTACTGCATTCAAGGTCATACCAATTCTTAGCCATAACAACCTTATCACCAATGCCAACACGAATAGGTGGATCATACACTTTACCATTATATGATCTGCGCGGCACATCAATAGCCTCACGATCATCTGGCATCAGTAGCATTTGCAGCAGTGCATTTAGCTTGTGTGTACCTACCCATGACTTGTTGCCAGGAGTAAGTATCTGATTACGCAAGCTAGTGAAGTCAGACTTCTGCAATGCATTGAGCCATTCAGGATGCAATGACTCTGCAATCACTTCGACTGGCCGATCAGTGATGATCAAATCAAAGTCAGGCAAGCGTTGTGGTGCGCTACCTTTCAACACACGTTGAGCATTTGACAAGATACCACTATCACCTGTCTGCCTATGCACACGATCAAGACGAATACCATCAAAACGCTTGAGCAAATCATTGAACGCTGTTGGCTTAGCTGCTAAGGCAGAGTTGCTTTCAATCGGTGGAAGCTGTGACTCGTCACCAAAGACAAGCAGTCTGCATCCTGGTGGAAATGCATCAAGCAAGTTGCGATGCAATTCTTGATTGACCATTGCATATTCATCAGCGATAACCGTATCGTATTCGATGGGCTTCTCACGTGTTCTACGCGGCACAGTCACGCCATATGGCTTACCAGTGCGTGGGTTAATGTCACGTGGTGCTGTGTATTGTAGCAGCATGTGGATGGTCATAGCTGGTGCGCCTGTTGCTTCACGAATACGGCGCGCGGCTTTACCAGTAGGTGCAACCAACACTGGATTGTAGCCATTCTCTTTTAGTTTCTCATAGATAGTACGCATAATTGTCGTCTTGCCACTGCCGGCAGGACCAGTAACTGCGACAATTCTGCGTGACACATCTAACGCACGTTCGACTGCCAGCTTCTGCTTCTCGTCAAACTGATCTAGTGTGATTGATGTAACTGCTTCTGACATTTGTTTTCCTTATGGTGTTACTTGTGGATGAACGCCGGTGCTTTCTTTATGCAATGCTGCCGCGCCAAATACGCAAAGCCATCGCATTAACTCGCCGCGTGTAATGCCTAGCCTTTCTGCCTCGACATTCAGCAGCGTCAAATCTTCTTCATGCATACGCACTGCAACGCATCTACCGCTGCTATTCAGTGATGCAATGCCTCTACGAAATGACAGCTTGATTGGTTTTGGTATCGTGATTGATCCAAGACCGGATACGTTTTCATTCATTGCGGATACCTTTGCTATACAAAAATAGGCGGTAACATTACTGCTACCGCCTATCGTAATGTATCACACGTGTTAGCTACAAACACCGCTGCGAGAGTGTTACCACTCTATGCAATGACATTACTCGTCGCCGGACTGACGTTCTTTGACTTCAACCGTGTACTTCAAAAACGGCGGAATAGTCTCACCAGTACCCATACGATCAAGGATCACGCGACCATTCATCGTAAGCGTTTGAATGTGTTCACGCGCACCATTCACGATTTCCTGGGGAGTACCGGGCTTGAACATCACATAGACCGTACGCGGGCCAAGAACGCGCTTGGCCTTTTCCTTAGCACCGGCAGTAGCGGCCTTCTGATTGGGGTTTGCCATAGTCTCTTTTTCCTTTTGCTGTAGCCCTTTGGGCTTGGTTGGTAATGTGGGTATCATACTATTTTTCTCCTACACGTCAAGAGAAAAATGCACTAGCCCATAAAAAATATGGGCTAGTGCCTTCGGGCCTAGATGGCCCGAACCGGCTTGCCACGTGCCTGATCCATGCCTTCATATTCTTCATGCGATACCGCAAGAATAACATTCTGTGCAATGAATGCAGTCGTGTCAATCTGGTTGCTTGGCGCTACACCATGCATCAAGCAAAACTGCTTGAGCAAGTAGCGATTGCGCGGCGTTTGCACCAATGATTGAAACACAGTGAGCGTTTCACCATCAGGATTACCATCAGTATAATCCGCCGGAAACTGTGACGGATCAATGAAGTATTGTACGACAAGCATAGGCTTGCCCTTGCTGCTCAGCTTCAATTCAGCGCCACGCACTTCACCGCGATACTCACCTACAGGTAGCGGCTTCGGGCGTTCAGCATCTGCAAGTGAAGTATCCATAGTATAGACTGAACCGAGTTGTTCTTCCGACATTCCAATGTCCTTTGCTGTTGATCGGAGTTTGACTTGTGACATGGTATTCTAGGACTGTCAAGCCACCAGCCCTAGTATCTATGGGGTTACTGACCCCTGAGATATAGTTACCCTGCGATTGCGGGACGGAGGGCTGTTCCGGTTCCGGCCTTGCCACTTGCAGGTATCGGTTAATATCGTGTCGAACACGATATACAATAAACTCCATAGCATCATGCAACAGTGTTGCAGCATGATACTCAGGAAGCAACGACTTGTGTTGTGATGCAAGCACTCGTGCATCAGCAGCAGCACGAAACGCTTGATCCAGTTGTCGCGTTGCTTTGCGCAATGCAGTCATAGCACGTTTCTGATGCTCACGTTCACAAGCATTTACGTATTGATATGGGTTGTCATTGGCATCGCTGTGACAATCCATAGGCGCAGCACTATTAACTGCATAACCCAATGCGCTAGTCTCTTGGTACTGGGATTTTTGCGAAGCCGTTCGCTTCCCACGCTTTGTACCACGTTGCGATGGCATTGTCTTGGTTCCTTTCATTTGGGTTGTCTTGGTTGTACTTAACAGTGAAGAACGTGCGTTCGTCTGTCACAAACATGCGAGTACGCATTGGCCGCTTCACACCATGTGCGCGCAAGTAAATGTTACGCGCTCTACCAGTGTCCTCTACATACCAGATTTCACTGATCTTTGCAGGGATAGCAACGCTGCCTTGTCCACCAAGATTGAGCGTAATCTCAGTAGTAGTACCTGCTTCATCGCTACTTTCCTTATCATGTGCAGTCAAGATGCAATGACACTTGGTATCAGCACATACACGAAGCACCATTGTAATGAAGTCGAGGATCATTGCTGATCGAATACCGTAGCCTGTTTGTCCTGGGTGTTCGATACTAGCTTTGAAACTCTTACCACTAGCCTTGCCACTTACAATAGCGTAGTGCAATGCCATCTGACCAAATGAGGTAAGACTGTCAACGACTACGGTTTGGATACCGTGTTCGCGTATCAGTTTTAGCAAGTCATTCTCAATGACAGCACCTTGCTTGAAGGCTTCGAGTTGTGCTGACTTGTATGCAGAGAAGTCTGCCACAAGTATATCATCACTACGTACAAGTGATGCTGTACCAGCAGGATCAAATTGCATCCATAGCTTCTTGCCTGGGGCAGTAGATGCAAGCACAGTCTTACCTACACCTGGCTTACCCCATAGCAACATTGTAAGTATCTCACGGCGGCTGATAGTAGGTTGTACTTCGATACTGCCTAGCTTCACGATCAGTCTCCTGCTTTGTCATGCAATGGCGACCATTCATCAGTCACCATCTGTTCTAGCATATCACGCTGCTCTTGTTCATCACTAGCACAGAAGGGGATCATGCTGCATGGACGGAAGTAACGATTGCAGCTATGTGTGTGCTTAGGTGCAGTCATTGGATCGTGTTTGTACGCATTATAGATACCTGTTGTGTACTCCAACCACTGCAACCAACGCGCCTTCATGTATCCATCACGGTACACATCTACAATGGATAAGCCATCAGATGCATAACGTGGTAACGGCAATGCAAGACCAAGCACAAGGCCACGACCAATGCTAGTGTTTGTATGCAATGATCCTGCAACACAATAGCCAGTGACTTGGTGACTCATATCGAATGACATGCGCCATGCATCATCAAGCCGTGATGCACTCTTGTTCTCCTGGATGATTAACTCTTCACTGCCTTGCGCGGCACAATGCAATCCATCAATACGTCCTGTATAGATGAATGGCGTTAATGCCTGTGCCTCATATTGATTGTAGCCTGCAAAGCCATCATCAGTGTACGGTTGTATCTTGATAGCAAACGGTATCTCTATACCAATGTCACTGGTAGGATCATCAACATCACGCACCCATACAGGATGGCGATTGAAGTCCCATCGTTGCACGTAGTAAAGCAGCGATGTTTCTAGGTTATTGAATGTACGGCGACGATCACTAGGATCATCAACATAACCACTCGTTGCTAGACATTCCAATGCAGCATTACGTACACATGCATCACGATCTGGACCACGCACACCTTCAACAATGGCTGCCCATCTGTCTTTGCCAAATAGACGCTGACCATGATACAGCACATGCTCAGTCATACCTTGATACAAACTTAGTTGCATCAATCTGATCACTGCAAAGCAATCATGCAATGCGGTACCAGCTTCCAATGCCATACTCCTACCACCACCCGGCATTGCTTTGTGCATACCATATCGCAATATGCCCCACGTTGGACACATATTAATGGCACTTAGCTTAGTATAATCCATTTTATCTAGTGTGTCAACCTCTTCTTTTGTAGCGATTGACATCTCAATGCGTGACCAGCTATTTGTCTTCATGGATTTCTCCTGTGATGGTAGGGTCACTACTTACTTCCATTGCCATCTGCTGCAAACGCTCAGCATGATTGTTAGCTTTAGTCTGTGCTAAGTTTGCCAGCTTAGCATTGTGCAAGTTTAATGCAGCAGCAAGTTCACCTGTTGCTTGGGCTAACGTACCAATGGCTTGGCGTATTGCATGAATGTCTCCATTCATTTCAATAAGTATCTGCCCAAGCTTTTGCGGTATGTGTCCACGCAATTCACGAATGTCACGATCAGTTGTTGGCATCGTTCGCTCCTACCAATTCGTTAAGCTGCATTGCTGCGTGTGTATTAGATTGCACAAGCTGATGTGCGGCTAATGCAATGGCAGCAATCATGCTCTCTAGTGAACCATGCTTTGCCTCACCTGTGGTGACTTCATACCCCACAAGATTAGATGCAATGCTTGCTACCAGCGATGCAGTAGCAGCAATAGTCACTGATCGAGGCTGACTACTCTGCCATTCATCAGGAATTAGCGCCTTAATTGCAGCCATACCTGCTTCATTTGCAAGTGCAACACGATCAGGATTTCCATGCAAGTCATTTTGTACCTGCACTACAATCGTTGTGGCGTGATGTGTCATACGCACAAACTCAGAGAGTGACATAAGCAGCGGAAATGGTGCGTCACTTTGTTCGTTGTCGCTCATGTTCCTACCTTCATGTGTATGGATGGATCGTCATGGTCTAGCATTTCAAGTGCTACATTACTAGCGTCATTGATAACTAGCAAGCGTAGTCCAGCAAGTAATGCTGCGCGCTTCTCTACTTTCTCTAACGCTTTGTCTAATGCAGCAAGTTCTTTCTCCATCATCTTGCTTTGCTTATCTATCTGCTCCACCATTCGTTGATCTTTGGCACGTTGCTTAATCTCTACAGCCTTTTGATGCGCTTCGATAGTTGCCAATCTACGTCTGCGTATGCCATCGAGATAAGCCTCTTGTTCTTGCGGCGGCATTGCAATGAATAACCGGCGCTCGAAAGGTGTGTCTCCACGCACACCATCATCTATGTCTTTAGATATTTGTCCACCTGCGCTTTCGCTTCTGCTTCTGTCTGTTCTTCACCAGTGAATATCTGCGGCTTGAGTTGTAGTGTAACAACCCATTGCCACACACGCTTACCAGGAATATAGACAATGGTTGCACTAGCATTCTTGCGTGTGAATGTGTGCGACTTTGGTTTGATGTTTAGCTGCACTACGTCACCCATTGGTTTCATCACGTAGCCGTGCATAGATACCGACAATGCCAAGACTACTCAATGGTCTGCCAGTATTCTTAATGCTCTGTCCTGCACGGCGCATTGCATATGTGTTTTCGTTAGGCGCACCAACACTCAGCACATGATTGGGACACATCTTTCTGTATGTATTCAATGTATCCTCTACACCTGCTTGTGTGGTGTTAGTAATCCACTGCTCAACACCACGTAGTTTAGGTAGGCGTTCTTCTAATGACTGTGTTGGAAACACGTTTGGTAAATCTTGCTGCTCCATGTTACCTCTCCAATTTATAGTCCATGCTTCTGATATTACTTCACCACGATCATCAATGACTATGTGATGATCGAGATTATCATTAGACATGCGAGGACATTTTCTCGATGTAACGATTGGCTAACTTCACCACATTCTCAGCAATCACACGCCTCAAGTCAATGTCAAACGCACGTGAGATTAGCATTACATAGAACATAACATCACCAAGTTCTTCACGCACATGACTTACAGACAATGCACGTTGCTTGCCATACAATTCTTTCTTGAACAGGTCAAGCAGTTCTGCTGACTCAGTGCTGAGTCCAATGGCACCATGCAAACCACGTTGCCAGTCACGAGATTTAGAACCTGGACAACCAGCAATGTAATCACCTGCACCATCAACCTGGCCCATCATCCAATCAGGAGTATTCTCTACAAGCGCATGAAACTTCATATAGGATACAAGCAATTCATCCATTGAAGTTGTCACATTCTCTGCGCTGTGAGCAATAGCTACAGCTTCATCATAAGTCATTGGGGATATGTCCTTTCTCACATGCCTTGTGATTATCACTCGGCTTTGCAATGCAGAAACCGAAGCAGTGAGTAATCCCATGGTGCGGCGACATACATCCTGCACCATGGGAGATTGCTCAACACAGTGTAGCAGCACTGTGGAGCGTCGAGGATTACGCGGAAGGAAGTAACACGTTGCCGCCCGAGTCTCGTGTTACTTTAGTACAACAGATAGATGCGTAATAAACCCACCATCAGTGACTTTACACGCATCAATCATTTCCTTCGCTTCGTCAACGCTGCCTAAAGCTTTAGACATTGCATTGATCAATGCTTCCTCGCTAAGCTTACGCGGCTTGGCACGTTGTTCGGCAATGACAGTTGCAACACTACTGTCATGCACAGAATGCTTGCCTTTGGATAACGGTATAGTGATCTCACGCATGAGCGCATCACGCGCTTTCTGTTTGCGTCCCTCAGCAGCATCGCTGATAGACTTTGCAATGAAGTATTCTTGTGCAGCAGATGCAGCTACATCATTAAGTGGTGTAGTGCGAAAGCCATAGCGTGTGCCAATTAAATGCACAACGTCACTGACTTTGGATGGGATTTCTGTAGCACGGGGCGGTTTGTCTGTGTCAGACATTGCAATGTTCCTTCGTTGTGAATATGAAGTCAGCGACAACGATGTGTCGCTGACCTTATTATACTAGCACAATCTGAGTGCTATGTCAAGTCGGTATCTGGTCAACAACAAATTGTGCTTCAGGCGCAGGCAGCAATGCAGGCAGTTTATCAAGTCCAATCTGCTCAGACACTCTGCGAATGTGTGACGCGACGACTTCAACAAACACAGCACCCTTCGTTGTAATGTCTGGTGTACCATAGCCCCATGTATTGATGAACCATGTGCCAGCATCACAGTTATATGTGCCGTGTTCAAACCTGTAAGTGATGCGCAAATCCTCATTGTTATCACCGAGGATTTGTGTGCGGATATACACACTGTATTGCCGCAGCTTATCACGAAACGCATGTTCAAACTCAACATGCTTCTGCAATGCATTGACATGCTCTGGTATCATTGTCATGTTCCTTTCGTCTGGTTGTTGTTAGTATATGGAGTGTGACCATCACACCCCAATGTCTTGCACACATGCATCAGTCACAGTCTTACGTGCTGATGAATAGCTACGCATCCAAGCATTCCATGCACCACTTGAATGTGCTTCGGCTGTGGGTTTGTCGCTACACCAAGCGCCCCACCAAGAGTTGGGGCGGTCACTGCTGATCAATGACAATGTGATGCCGAGGAATACATGCCATTGTGTGTAGTGACGACCATCAAATGGTATTGTGCTGCGCACATCATTCATCTTGCGCTTCAAGTCCTCAAGCGTCTGATCTAAAGACCATCGCTTCTCATAGCTATCAAGCATGGACTCAAGATAGTTAGCAATGCCAGCAAAGTCCATACGCAGGACTTCATTGTATGCTGGTAAGCCTGCATCTTTATGTCCAAACTTTGTACCGCTTGGTCGGTACACCCCATCATTGACCACGGTTAGGAAGTCAGTGTTGATATGCAATGCACGTAGCGCATGGGACTGTGGCATTGTGAGCGAGGACTTCAAGCGGATAGTGTCATAGTTGGCACCAATGATGAAGTCAATGATGTATTGTTCCCCATCATGTGTTGTTGTGTATGACGGTGCGCCATCTGGAAACTCTGATGCAAGCGATGTGATCGTACGCCCATCAGACATGCGTGATAGATCATCCCATACAGGATACTCACTCATTGCAGTAGCTACACCAAGGCAGCAGTAGTTATCAACAGGCTTGCCTAGTGTAGTAAAGCCATCGCACGTTTTGAATGGCATACGCCTGCGAAACAACGTGCCTTTGCCTTGCTTCCAGTTACCACTGCGCAGTTCAATGATCCACTGCCGCACAAACTCAGGTGTGATTTCAGCGGCAAGCTTCGCATGATACGCTTCATTATGTATCTCAGACATTACACTACATCCTTCTCTATGGTGAGTATGTCTATCTCACCGTGCGGTCCCTCGGTTACTCGTTGGATTTGACCATCATCAAACAAGTGCAGGTATGTGTGATGCGGTGTGTGCGGGCTACCTGCTAACCACACAAGCCATCCATTAGCAACGCGCTGTAAGTGCAGTGCCTTAGTGCGTTGCAATGTGAATGAGCGCGGCTCACTCCTGCTCATACTTCTTCAAAGCCTCACCAAAGATGTGCTCGAATGTTGGCACGTCGAACAATATCTTAGGCGGTGTATTCTTGTGAACCTTTGCCATGTTTTCCTCTACATTCTCAGGTCCATACCAATCAGAGTACAGATTGCGAACCCATTCCTCTTTAACAACAGTCCATCGGCCTGTCATTTTGCATTGGAATTGCAGTTCATATCCATCAGCATGTGGCGATACCTCAACACACGTGATACCTTGTTTCATCTTGCCTTCGCAATCAGTGCAAGGCTCAGGGCTGAACACAGCACGGCGAGGAAGCTGCTCACTATCCTTAGTGATAAGCTTCTTGCCAATGATAATGCCAGCCTCTTTACTGCACCACATGCACACACTCAGTGCGACGTTCATGCGTGGTTCATTTCCATGTCTCATTGTAAGTCTCCCCCTAACCAGATGGATGAAGTGTTGACAGATGATGCAGGCACACCATGCTGATCAGCGAAGCGCTCGATCAAGCGGGTGATTTCCCTATACACATCATACTTGTTCTCATGCTTGATGGTGTGCGATGCGGTTGCAAACTGCCCATGCCTAGCATGTCGTAGTGTGTATATGGTTAGCTGCACTGTGATCATTGCTTGTCGCTGCCCTTCTGCCTGCGTATTATCTCGTCACGCAGACTTTCGTTGGCTAGATCGAACAGCATACTAGCTACAGTCTTTCGCAGCATTTCGCCCTCAGTGCGGAACGACATTACAATGTCAGTATCTGCAATGGTTGACATTACAGTGAGGGGAATGAGCCTGAACACAGGCACAGTGCCTAAGAATTGTTCCTTGACTGCTACCTTCTTCAGCCACACATACACTGCGAGACTAATAACTTGCATTGCTTCATCAGCATACATGATGATACCATGCTTACCTGAATAAGCAGCACGCCCTTCATCCATGTTGTATGCTGTGTTCATCCATGCAATGTAATCTGAGTTGGTTGCATGTTGTGGCATATCAAAATGCACACGAAACATTGCAATGGTTCCTGGGATTTGAGCCATCATCTTGCTTCCTTCTGTTCTGATGATATGACTATTATACCATGGCCAATCTGCTATGTCAACCACGCAGGCACATTCAATGGTGCCATAGGTGTGCCTGATTGTGCAGAGATTGTTGCATAGTACTTGCACAATTCAGTAACAAACACATGCCTATGTTCCTTTGGTACTATGCTGAGATAGGTCATAAGGAAGTTAGGATGTGTGAGAACAAACTCACCTTGTCGTGCATGACGCAAGGTGTATAGTGTGATGTGTACCGTAATCATTTGTTACGGCCTCGCATCAGCCTGTCAACAAGCATCCACGAGTATGTGTTAGCCATTTCTGACAATGCATCATAATTGTTTGGCGGTTCATCACCGAGAAACACTTCTGGCTTGTTTGTGTTACGGAACATAGGCTCGACAGAGAACAGTAATGCTGGCGTTTCAGCGAAGTCTAAGTCCTTGTGCATTTTACGCCATGTGCGAGTGAGGCGAATAGTCGCTGCTTCGAGATAGTTAGCAGAGACAAGGAAGCCATACTCTAGCGTCAATGCAATGCGATCTGGCTCCATGTTTGCAGCCAATTCGAGCAGCTTGAAATAGTTCTCTCTCGGCGTACCGATCTCAATGCTCTCACAACATACAATGCGAATACGAAAGATAGCAGTAAGCGATACATCTACAGGTTCCATCGTCTTGCTCCCTTCTGTTACGATGATACAATAATTATACCACAGCTATTTGGCTATGTCAACCATGCTGGGATATTAAGCGGCGCCATTGGCATACCAGATTGTGCTGATACTGTGTAGTAAAACTTACGCAGTTCATTCACAATGATGCGCCTCTGCTCAGCATCATCAGTCAGTGTATTGATGAACGTCACTAACTGCGATGGATGTGTTAGTATGTATTCAGCTAACGATCCTGCTGCAATGGCTTCGAGCAGTGGCACAGTTGCGTAATCATTCTGCATTGTATAGTACTCCTGATGATGAATAGAGAAGGACGTTGCCAATAACAAACACAACAATAGCTACGAATAAGATAATCCACATCTTACGACGCAGCTTCTTCTGTTGCGCTTGTATCTCTTGCCATTGCTGATCAATGTGCTCACGCGCAATGCGCAGCTGTTCATCTACGTTGTTTATCATTAGCTTGTTTCCTTGCTTCCAAAGCTTCTAACATAAGTATCCGCACCATTGCGGATAGATTGATCTCTGAGCGACTAGCAAGTATGCATACATCATAGTACACATCATGTGACAGCCGCATATCCACACGATAAGTAAGCTTCTGCTTCTTCTTCCTTCTAACACGCTCTATAAACGTGTTCATTTGCTTATCTCCTTCACATTGGTTGCATGTTTGCGTACCCACGCGAGTCGTTGCACATTAAGATGTGAACGTGCGCGTTGTTCTTCATCGTGATACTTAGTCAACAATCCAAAGGGATAAATCCCTTTGAGTTCTGGATAGCCATCATCTTCTGACAGTTCACGCATGAATTGTGCAGTCATTTCCTCATTTAACAGCTTGCGTTGTTCATTGACCACTAACAATCCTTCATACCTATTCACACAGAACCTATTTAATGCATGACATAAACCATAGCGTCTGCTATACGGTTTGTTGTCTGGCGCACCTACATCAAGCCATGCTTGATATGAGTTGTAAAACTCTTGCAATTCAGGCGACATTACACGTTCTCCTTCTCTAGCATTGCAGCTTTCTCACGTGCCCATGCTAAGCGCGCTTCGTTAAGGTGTATTGTGCCTTTTTCTCGTTCTTCCGCATATCCATATTCACCTTTGGAAAATGGAAATGATAAGCTGCCATAGCGGTTGTAAAACTCAGTAGTCATTACACCTATCGCAGCCGTGCGATCATCAAATGTGTAACCACTTTCCAACATCCAATACGTGAGGTTATCACATAATCCTGCACGTATGCTGAACATAATTTGCCCGTGTGGAACGCCTACATCCACCCATTCAAGCCATGCTTTGCAGAACAGTTTAATAGCTTTGTCTATACGCAAAGCATATTCACTGTCTTGCTTTTCAAGCAGTTCCAGATATGCGTTTCTCATGACACTTTCTCCTCGTACACATTGCATTGTTGTTCTGGCACACTCACACCTTCCCGTATGTGTGTATAGATAAGATCGCCAAATGCTATTGTTCGATCATGGTGACTGTTATCGTTGTCGCAGAACGCCATGAACGGAGCAAGCGCGTGTGCTGTGCCCTTGTTTTGTGTAGCAAACTTACACGTCGCACACTTGGTAGGTATGAGCCATGCAGCATTGCTTTGTTTCTTTGTCACAGATTTGCTTCCTTCTGCTAGATATTGTCCTATCATTGCCATGCTTCCCTCTATCTTCAACAGCACTGTGCTGATGATAATAGAATATAACATATATTAGGAATTAAGTCAAATTGGTGCTGCATACAAAAAAAAACCTGACGCACAGTGTGCGCCAGGCGTAAATGTTCTTCGCTAATGTCTACGCAAGATGATCCCACCAGTCAGCGTCCACATCATCATCATGATGCACTTCCTCATGCACTGTAATGGTGACGCGAAAGATGCGAGCATGTGGTGTTGGCAAGCCTGCAATCCATTGTTTCGCATCTGCGAGTGATGCACCAATGCCTGACACCTGTTCAGCGTTAGGCATATCATCACGATTCTCTACACCCGTCGCCATGTACGCTTCGATTGTGTGGTTCATTTTTACTGCCTCCTTCGCAGCGATTATGACTGTACCACGGGCAAATCCTTATGTCAAATCGCATCGCGGATACCACTACTATAGCCTAAGCCGTGGCGCATTGCAATGGTGTAAGCACAAAAAAGCCCGGCAATCTGCCGTATTGGGCAGGATCACCGGGCTTGCTTGTTTGCTGCTAAGGCGTGATGATTAGCAGACCTATGAATAGTGCAACACATGTTATTGTTAGCAGTAATGCACCTGTTATACGCGCTGCTTTGCGTAGCATATCACAGCCTTCCTTCGATTACATCTTCAAGGCCACGCATATTCTTACGCAGATTAACACGCACATTGCTAGCAGTCTCACCGCGCCAATGTGTCATGTTGTTCAGCACATACAGTAACTGTATGTGCATTTCCTTACAGTACTTTACTAACTCTTCACGAGTAAGATGAGGAGACTTGTCATGTCGCTCATATATCTCAATGCCATACTTGGCATAGTTGACACAGTAGTTAAGCGCCTTGCTATGCTTACCGTGATCAACAATGCATTGCAGACACTCAACAATGGTCATGTATGGCACAGCAGGATCAGGCTTCTTATGCCTGCGTGGTGTGTTCATTGTGTTGTCCTCCTTCTACAAAACAACATAATAAATATAGCATATAAAATGTGGTGTGTCAAGTTACGCATGTGCATTGCATACAATCAGCGCATACCGTGTGTGTATTCATCATTGCATTGCGTGATGTGCAATAAATACATTGCAATGTAGTAGCTGGTGCGATGATGCAATGATAATGATGTTAGCATAATGCAATGATATAGGCACAAAAAAAGCCCAATGCGTTTTGCATTGGGCTTGTCTTGGTTATGCGCTACGCTTTTGCGCCTGTTCTTCCGCTTGTTCCTTCAAAACGGCATCGCGTTCGATCAGGAAGGCATGGGCAAGGTTCGGATTGCGCCAGATAGCGTTAGCCAATTCTTGCCAATCTTCCATTACGGAAGGTGCATAGGTTGCCTTGCAATCGTCACGCATTGCGGCCTTGATCAAGAAATCGCAGCAAGTACTGATGGTCTTGATATTGTCGGCAATCGGCACGGCTCCGGCTTGTTGCTGATTTACCGCACCCCCGGCTTACGTTGCTGGGGTTCCTTAATCGCATCTTGCGCTTGTTGCTTGGCGCTTGCTGCCTCACTTGCTGCCTCTTCTAAGGCTTGTTGCGCTTGTTGCGCTGCTGCGCTTGTTGTGGCGATAGTTTCAGCATCGGCCCCAAGGGCTTTTGCTTTATCTGCCACCGCTTGCGCCGCGTTAGCATTGGCCAAGGCTTGCGCCGCTGCGTTTTCCTTTTCCTTCGCCTTCACATGCAAGGCTTGCGCTTGCCTATAGGCATCAAGCGCAACCTGCAAGCCTGTAGCATTAACTCCAATTTGAGCGAATGCTACATACTCAAAAGGGAAGGCTTTTCAGCATTCGCAGCAATTGCCCTGTTGCATTCCTTTTCATACAGGGCAAATCCATCAACGGTAAAGAATGCGATCTCATCCTTAGCCATTGTTGTTGTTGCACTGAGCATGCGCTTGTTAACATCATGCTCACCCAACAAGGCTTGCGCTTCACTTGGCGCAGCATTCCAGGGTAGGAACCATGAAGCGGGAATGCTCACCTTGCCCTTGTCATAGTCGGCAATGGCATCTTTGCCAGTCAATTCCTTGAAAAATGCCATTGCAAGGGCTGGGATGATGTCACGTTGTGCGGCATTGCGCTTGTTCCTGAAGTCGTTTCTAATTTCAGCTTCACGCGCCATATTGCCCTTAAACTTTGCAAGGGCTTTGCTTTCCGTAGCACTGTCAGCATTGGCCCGCGCAACCATTGCACTAGCCAAGGCTTTTTTATCATCTTGGGAGAATCGCGCAGCATGAGGGAAAGGCTTTCCATCATTGCGCAAGATTTCGCCACCATTGACACATTCCCGCAAAGCAAGCGCCGAAAGTAGCAGATAGACGCTTGCCTTTCCCATGTGATCAGATGCGCGGTCATGCGCTTTTTGATACACGGGCAGCATAGAGTTACCACTAACCATTTCACTGTTTCCTTCTGATGATGCGCGATAACAGAACAACAAGCGCCACCATTGGCGATTGTCTTGCTATCTGATGCGCTTTTTAAAGAACAATGTTAGGCAAGTAATCACATGACATATGGGACTAATCACCTAACAAAAATAGCCTAGCACATGCTTAAAGCTATGTCAAACATGCCACGCATTGCAATGCAAGACACTACAACAAGGCATCTAATCGCATTGCAATGCAAGACACACACACACACACACACACACACACGCAGCACTAGCAACGCATGGCATGACATAGGGCAGTAGGGTTCTAGGCATGGTTCTAGGCGCGCGCCCCACACCTAGCACGCATTCTGATTATTCCTTACACACATGACACCCAACAACGTATCCTTAACGCAACGTATCAATTCAATGACCCCCACCTGGTACACGGGGGGCTACATGGCAATTCCAAAAAGGGGGGTGTTGTTGTTGGGCCTTGGAGTGTGGCCGATAGCAATACGTAACTGAACGAAG